AGCAGACATCAACGTAGGCACCCACTCATCACCATAACCACTAGAAGTAGAATAAATCAACTCATTAGCCTTAGCACCAATCTCAAGTAACTGAGTCACACCCTTAGCAGTCACGTTATCAGCAAACTGCACGTCCCTTTGCACAACTGTACCATCCGGAGCCAAGATATCATACGTGTCATCCTGAGTACCAGCAACATACGGTCGTACAACTTCGGGATCAAAAGCAGGTTTCGAAACAAGTTTAGGTCTAGCGCCAGGACGAGCGTCCCATTCAATAACTTCATCTTCCTCACGCATAAACTTAGCAGCCCTAGCCATAACAGCCTTATAAAAACGCTCAGAAGGCCTTGGAGCTTTGCCAGCACGTGCAGCCTGTGATTGCATGTAGTAACGAGTAAGCAAATCAAGATCACCAACAGTATCGTACTTAGAACCAACAATCAACGTCTGAAGTTCACGCATCTGAGCAGCAGCTTCAGAATCAATATCAGATCCACTAAAATCAACAACAGGGAATGGCGGAGCATTTTTCTTGCGCTCAGCTTCAAGCTCAGCCAAAATCTCATCACGAATACGTTTACGTTCAGCCTCAGCCTCAGCACGCTTTCGCTCTTCCTCTTCCTGCAAAGCCTTCATCTTAGCCAAAACCTGCGCAGCAAGCTCATCAGGACTTGGAATAACCACAGGATTTTCAACTTCAGGTTTAGTCTCGTCTTCAACAGACTTAGACTTAACCTCAATATCATCCAAAATCTTAGCCTTGATCTGCTCAGCAAGCGCATCCAGATCAAAACCAGCAGCATTTGTATTAGTGCCCATAACAATACCTTCCTTTTTTATAAAATTATTAGCAAGTTCATCTGTGTACGCCTGCTCCGCATTAATCAAGTCAGTGCCAGCCTCCACCGCCTTAGCAATTGAAAATAAAGCCTCTTGATTAGCAGGAACAGTCACAACAGAAATCTCCATTAAGTCCCAACGCACAAGCGTTTTAGAACCATCAGGATTAATAAAACCTTCAGCATAATCATTAACAGCCCTAACACTAAAAGCATTAAGGATACCTTTCTCAATCATTGAAGCAGCAATCTTGCCCCAATGTAACGTTTTATCAATAGCAACCTTGACCTTCAACCCATTCTCATCAATGCTTGCCTCAATAACTTTTCCAATAGGTCGATCAAGATTGTGATTAAATAAAACAATAGGATTCTTCATGTAAGCAGCTAAACCCTGCGAAAACGCCTCTGGAAGCAAACGATCATGTACTCGATCCAAAGTACTTGTACTTGCGTAACCTTCAATCAACAAAGTATCAGGATCATCAGGATCCCCAAAAGCCTTGTACTCCATGTGAAAAACATACTTCACAGGACTATACTCAACTTCAACCTCCTCTGCAGAATCTAAATCAAACTCAACTGCACCAGCAACAAAGCGATAAGGAATCCTGTACAAATGTGAAGAAGAAACAACAATCACAAAATAATCGTAAACCTTAGAAATCCAACCACACAAATAAGAACTACCAACCATCTCAGCACAAGCTTCATAAGAAACGCCAGCAGTCAATCGATCCCAAGCTTCACGGATCCTAGTTATACGAGCATCCAGCGAAAGTAACTTTGCCTCCTCTCCCTCATCATCTACTTCTGAAGACATATCAGGCTCAGCTGCAGTAGCTAAATCTACAGTAATGTACTCCGCCAAAGCTTTAGCAAGCTGTGCAACAACATCAGCATTAATAAATGGTCCATCAAACTCAGTACCTAAATCTGCTTGCATATCCTCAAGTACATCAGCAGACACATCAGCTGCAGATACTTCATCCGCATCAAGCAATTCAACTAACTTAGAAGCAACCTGCATACGATCTTCATTACAAAAAATAGGCGTACCCGCAGGAGAACCTGTCTCATCAAGCTCAACTAGACAATACTTGTTATCAGTTTTAATAATCGTAATAGACATAAGTCCTCCTTAGAATAATTGTCAGCATCACAGTCATTAAATTATAACTATAAATATTAAATATCTTCAAATTCAGAACCAATTTCACCAGAACTTCTAAATCGACCTCTATTATCAACAGTAGGAGGAGTATCAGGAGTTGGCATATCAGCATTTGGAGTCATAACATCAGGATTAAATTGACCTTTAACTAAAGTCATATACTCAGCAACAGTCATATCTCCCCATTGAACAGGACCATAACCAATTTCTGAGCGCACCTCGTTTATAGTCATAACACCACGATCTAAATATGTTCTATGACTCTCAGTAGCCTGCTGAGCATCCCTTGGAACCACGTTCAAAAATCGTAAAACATGATTCTCACCATAAAGTGGAAGTAACTCAGAATTAAATCTAGATTCTATCCGCGTCAAAGCAGGCTTTAAAGTATACTTCGAAAACAAATACTCAGCAACACGAGCATTAGCTAAATTAACATCTTCAGCACTAATCATCGCAGGATGCACACCCATAGCCATTAAAACATCACCACGATTTAATTTACGACCTTCAATATACTCAGCATCACGCTGATTCATACCCAAATCCTTCGCCTTAAATCCAGCCCACAAAAAAGCAACACTCCCAGCTTTATCAGGATCACCAATATAATGCTCACGCCAATAAGCTTCCATCAACTCACGATCTTGTTGTCTAACTTGACGCTCGTCACTCTCTAAAATAATTGAAAGTCTTGCTCCATTCTTAAACAAAGACCTATTATGTCGTTGAGCATCATAATCTGTCTCAAGCGCCAAATGTGTAGCATAAACAGAAGATAAACCCATGTACTCATTAAAAGGATTGTATCGTCTAAAATGAATAATATCATCAACACCAATACGCCAAGATTTCGATCCAGCACTAATCTCATAACCAATCACAACACCACGCTTTTCAGAAACAACAGGAGTAACCCTGTCTGTTCGTAATGGTAATAACATCCCTGGAGGCTGTCTGCTATTCTCCCTAGCACCCATATACAAAAAAGCATTGCCAAAAATACCTAAAGAAGCTAAAATACTTTCCAAAATAGTAAAATAATCTAAACTCAACCACTCCATAAATGGAGCTGGACGTCGTAACAACTCAAGCAAAGGATGATCATCAATAGGCTTTGAACGCTTACCGTAACCATCAAAAACAGCCACATCAACCATAGCTCCAGCTTCAGCAATCTTATTAACAGAAGCATAAAAAGCAGGAGACTTAGCATACCATGCAGCTTGTTCTCGCAAACTATTTGGCGTAGAAACACCACCTTCAAACACAGTCTGACGTCCAATACCTCGTACAAAACCAGGAATTTTCGCCCTACTAGCTTTAGGAGTCAAACCAAAAAATCGTGCCGCAACATCAATTTGTGTCAATAGGCTCATAAGAATAACGTGTATAAATAAAAGTCACAAAAATAATCAAAACAACTAAAAATAAAAAGAATAAAACTGCAGAAATATCCACCACTAAAACATCAAACACTAATAACCAAATCAACGCAAATAAACTAGACCAACTCAAAATCAATACAAACTTAGATAACACAGTAATAAACTCCAATACGTCTAAAATATTCTACCAAAAAAGAAAATAGTATTTAATATTACCTGCGTCTGATAACAACACCAGAAGCTGTAACTCCAATAACCTTGTCGTCCTCCTGCTCTTCACACACCAAAGAATTATCTTCATCAAAATGCTTTAAAAACTCCAAAAATCCATTATTTTCCCTGGCAAACTCCTGTGCAATAAACCAACAAACAGAAGCAACACCATCAGCTATATCCTTAGAACCGCCATCAGAATGATTTGGTTTTGAACTTGTAGACTCTAAATCACGCAACTCCCTAAAAGCCAAATCATTATCAACAATACGTACCAGTCCATTATTTATCATAGTACGCAAATTCCTGTACATTTTAATCTGCTGCTGAACAGAAAAACTCATATCAAAAGCATTAACACCAGCATCTAACAATTGCTGGATTAACATAGCACTATTCCATTGGTCAAATGTTACCTGAGAAAAAGAAAAAATTCTATCCAACTGAATTATAATATCTTTCACATTAACAAAATCAACATTCAAACCTCTATGCTTATCAGGCAACCAAACTAAAATCGCAACAACATCTACTACAGGTAAACCTAAATTACGATCAACGCCAGGACCTAATCTAGCAATAGTTAAAGAAAATGAATCTGTAGCTAGTCCAGGATCACCGTGAGCAATATAACTATAATCATTCCTAGGATTATAACTTGTAATTTCAAGTCCAAGATATTCGCGTGTACCACTAGAAGTGGTACGAGTAGTTCTAATCTGTCTTGTAGTAACTTCAGAACGTAAATTACTCTTAAAAGCAACTTCTAATGCACGTCTATCACCAAACCATTTACCGTAACCTGTACTTGGCTTACAACCATAAACAGTCCAGGCAAACTCTGGATTTTCTTCCAAATCAGTCATATAGTCATCTATAGTTCGATCATCACGAACCTCCCAACTCGCAGCCTTATCACCCCACCAATCAACACGTCGTTGACTAGTCTCATAATAACGTTCAATAAAATCACCCTCACCTCTAGGATATGAAGTTACAAATCCTATCCAACGATTTTTAAATCTAGATCTAGCAGAAGAAGATAAAACATTAAAAACATGCTCAGCATTTGATTTTTCAGCAGAATCCTTAAAAGCAGAAGCCTCAGCCATAACCCACATTATCGGAGAATAACCCTCATAAGTTTCCGCCTTTGAATGAAAACTAAAAATGCGCAATCCAACATCAAAATGAATTTCTTGTGATAGAACTTTAGGATTAAATTTACTAAAAACAGGACGCTGTATCCACTTGCTAATTCTCTTAAAAAGCGTATTAGTAGCCTGCTTCTGAGAAGCAGCCACAACAATAACATCCATATAATCATCACGCGCAACACCAAAATAATCGTGCAAACGCCTAGTATTCAAAAGTAAATAAGTAAAATAAGCTATTAAGTAAGATACAACTAAATCTTTACCACTATTATGTGAAATAAATCCATTAGCAACGTAACTATTATAATCAGGAACATCTAAATCAAAATAATAATCATGACGTAAATATTTTATCTTTGTTATCTTATCCCAAAATAAATTACCTTCTAAGCTAACACGTAAAACATAATCACCAACATTTAAAGCACTCAAGGTCACCCAATCAGGATTTAAACCTCTAGATAAAGGTAAATATTCAGCAGTACCGCCATAAAATAAATGATGCTCATAAACCTCTATTGATCCACCATCCCTTGTCTCAACATAAAAAATAGGACCTTTACCAGAAATAAAAGGCTCAGCAGTAACAGCTTCCACTAAACGTTTTGACTTCAAGTCAAAAGCCAAAATATCATCAGATAACTCATGCAAAGGAACGTAAACTCCATCACCATTTAGTACAAAAGCATTGTCAGCTATACAACCCTTACCCCACTCCAAAACAATAGTTGTTATCGTTTTGTCTTCCGAAAAATACTTCCGTGGATCAGAACCCAAAGCTTCTAATAAAATACGTTCTTGACGCGCAAATAAAGGTTGCTGACCCAAGTATTTTGGATTACGTACAAAATCAGCAAAAGATGGTGGATCTTCGTAAAACTCATCATAATTACGAGTATCAATATTTTCAGCTATATCAAGAAAAATTGACTCTGTCATTATTTAATAGACCTCAAACGCTCTGCTATACGATCACGCAAATCAGGATAATCAATCAACTCATCATTAATAATCCCAACAACACGCTCAACAACTGCACGCTTATACTCTTTCTCACTAGAAAGAGTACGTAACTCTTTATTAAAATCAGCAAGCAACTTATTAAAAGCATTCAAATAAGATCTCTCATCATGTGGATTTAAAGTAATATCAGAAGCAGCGCCAACACTCTTCACATACAAATAAGCCAATCTGTCAGCCATCATATAATGTATAGACTTTATTCCTGGCTTTCCTTCAAGTTCAGAATGTAAATCTCTAGCATAAGATAAATAAAACTGCTTTAAATCCTCATCATGCGGAAAATACTGTTCAGCCAATAACTCCAATGAAGCCAAAAAATTCGCCATATTACCTCCTTGTAACTATATTCTACAACAAATATGTCATTAAATCAAACATGAGCAAGATAACAAAAAAGATCGCACTTTGTGCGACCTTCAACAATAAACAAAATCAATCTAGTTTATCAATAAAGCAAAAGCTTCCTCTTCACTTAAAATACGTCCAGTCATTCTAGCAGACATAAACACAACAGCCAAACGTAAAAACTGACGCCCACCAAAACCATAAGCACGTACCTTGTCAGACAAAAACCACAACAACTCAATCCGCTTCAAAATCTCAGTTTCATCTTGTGGATAAGTCAACAAATTCTTTGCATCTCCCTTCAACAAAGAAAACTCAAAATCAATCCAACGAACAATAATCCTGCCAACATCAGAAAGCCTTCCAACTAAATTGTCAATAGCAATATCCATAGCCTCAACATCAAAATCAACCATAGCGTTTACGAGCTCACCAAATAAAACATCCGTATCAGTCCCAAACAACTGCCTAAACCCATCAATTGTAACTTCACCAAAACCACTGTTTAATTGATCACACAAAACTATTGCATCACGCAAAGCACCTCTTGACTCACGAACAATCTCCCGCAAAACAAACTGATCAAATCGTATACCCTCAGATCTAAGCACATATTCTAGTCGTGAAGTAACATCTTCAGGTTTTATAGGAACAAATTCAAAAGGCATTGAACGTGACTGAATCGTAATTGGAATCTTTTGTGGATCAGTTGTCACCAACACAAAAGTTGTATTGTCAACACCCTCCTCCAAAGCCTTCAATAAAGCGTTAAATCCAGCAGCTGTAATACTGTGACATTCATCAAGAATCACAACCTGATGAACACCACTACTAGCATATCGCAACTGTTGAAGCAAATTACGTATATGTTCAACCTGTCCTTGTACTGCGGAATTTATCTCCAACACAATAGAAGATTGGGCATTAAACACAGCCTTACAAGTACGACATTCACCACATGGCTCACCAGTACGAGATTCGCAATTCAACGCAGCACCCAAAATTCTAGCAGTTGTCGTCTTACCTCTACCATGACCACCAGCAAAAATAAAAGCTGAGGGCAATCTAAAATCATCCTCGTTCAAAGCACGAACAACTATCCTATACAAAACCGTACTGATGTGCTTCTGACCTACAATATCTTTAAATCTAGTTGGTCTGTATTTCAGTGCAAGCATCAAAGCACTCCCTAAGTTTGTTCAAATAATAAAGCTGCATATGTTCAAAATCATCGTTGATAACGCAAGCAGGACACCTTGATTCAAAATCAAAACTAGGTTTAAACCATAAATTATGCTCCCCACAATAAACAAAATCATCATCAATAATCATCAAATTACCTCAATCAACGAAAGTAATCTGCAACTTTAAATGAATTAGGAAGTTCAGTAGATGCAATAGCAATTCTGTTCAAAGCCAACTTCTCTCCGTCAAACAACTCTAAAATAATCCAATCACCAACAACCCCTATCAACATACCATCATACTTCTCACCAGTCTGTAAAACCAAAGAAATATTCTGACCTAACAACCAATGAAAAAGATTACGCTTCTTCTTAGCAATGTCCAAAGCAGATTGTAAATCTCTAAAATGAGAAATAACAGTATTCAATCGCTTCTGTAAAGCAACAGGACGAGCTCTAGCACTTAACTCTGTCAAAAATTCAATATCATCAGTTGGATAAGACATTAGACAATAACTCCTCTGTAAAGTGTAAATCAGTTAAACGACCTTTAACAGCACATTCAATACAAAAAGAAACAACACGACCAAGTGCATTAGTGTAATACGTCGTACCACAAGTAGAACAAGCAGATGTAAACCAAGTATCTTGATCACGATCTCTAGGAACTAATAAATCAAGTAAAACTGCAGGATGCTTATACTCTCTACGCGCAGCTCCGCCAAATATAGAACGATAAACACTATAAGGCGAAACATCACCTCTTAACAAGTAATAAGCATAAGAATTGATACCATGAGTTGTAGCCCAAACGTCTTCAACTACGTCACCCCAATCAACAAGTTTATCCTCAGCCATAAATCCACCACCAACAGCATCCGCACGAATTCTG